GCTCTAGCAGAAGTAGACATTGTTATACCTCTAGTACCACTAGAAACTATGATGCCTGTCCTTATGGGTATGTTAGGTTTAGGTGCAATGCGTTCATTTGAAAAGACTAGGAAATAAGTAGCTGATGCAGATTGACTTACAAGCTATAGGTCTAAACCAAGCTATGCTAGACCAACTAGCTAGTGGTTATCAAGACTTCGGCCCACAGACTCCGTTTAGTGATTGGCGTAATGCTGCCAATGAATTAGCTAGAGAGTCTGAGGAAGAAGTAGCTGAACGTGCGTTATCGTTATACAATGAAGTAGACCCCGGTAGAGGTAGAGCTATGGGAGGTTCTACTAGAGACTTAGCTTATAGAGAAATTGTACAAGAGCCTGCTGCTGAATCATGGATGGACACGTACAAAAGAGAAGGTTTATCTCCGTATAAGGTTGACTCTACAACTGGAGAAAAAGTTTACATAAATACTCCTGCTGGAGTTAACCTAATTGACTTGCTGGAAGGCGAGGACAGGCAAGAGTACCTAGCTAAAAAAGAAGCAGGGTTTGATGAGCGTTTAACAAATACTCCTTACAATGTAGAGACAGGTCTTTATGGTTCTGGAGCAGGAGACTATGGAACTAGAGTAATTCCTGAGACACCTTCTAAGCTTCAAGAAGTATTGTCAAGTCCTGTAGCTAGTATTCTATCTTCTTTTATTCCCGGCGGGGCAGCGTTACTAACTGCTGGTAAAGTTCTTTCAGGGTCAGGTAAAGACATAGGCCTTATGGAAGCAGCAGGAGCAGTTGCCGGTACTGCTAGACTTGCAGGCACACCTACAGCAACAGCGGTAGCTGACAACATAGAGTTTGCTGCATCAGTTGCTTCAGGAGATCCTGTGTTAGCTGTGTTAAACAAAGGTACAGACCTTGTTGATGAGGACGGTGAAGTAATTGGCAGGACAACTCTTGGCAGAAAGTATACTACAGAAGCTCTTGACAAAGTAGGCTTAAATGCAGATACTTTATCAGAAGAATACAACATAAACCAAGATGATTTAGTTGAAGGTTTAGTTAAGACTGAGAAAGAGTTAGTAAAAGGTAGTTCTCTTGACGAGGCTTTACTACAGGGTCTAGGAACCTATGTTAGAGAAGGAGGATCTTTAGGTGGCTTTCCTGATCTTCCTGATTTACCAGACTTAGGTATAGTATTAGAGACACCTGAGTTACTTAAAAAAGCAGAGGATGTTGTAAAAGAAGTAGGCTCTGTTGTAGATGACGTTGTACTTCAGCCACCTAGAGAACTTGTAGAAGCAATAGCAGAGGCTACTCCATCTCCTACAGTAATTGAAGACATTGCTAGAGAAGTAGGGTCTACTACTGAAGACGTAGTTAGAGCAGCAGGCGCAGTTATTGACGAACCTGTACAAGCTATAAAGGAAGCTGCTGAAGCTATATATGAACCTTTAGAATCTCCTGATCTTCCTTCTTTAGAAGCTCCTGATCTTCCTTCTTTAGAAATATCTACAGATGTAGACTTACCTTCAGTAGACGTAGATATACCTTCAGTTGATTTAGATATACCGTCCCCGTCTATAGGACTAGCAATATCTCAGCCCCAGCCTACTAAGAGTGTTACAGAAAGTTTGTTTGAAGATTTCCTATTTGAAAAAAAGTATCAGGCTCCTGAATTAATAGCACGTACAGTACCACTAGCGCAATACACAGCACCTCAAGGAATGTTTAGGAATATAGTATGAGTACCACATATTTGAATATAGTCAACGAGGTACTACGTAGGCTACGGGAAGATGAAGTATCCAGTGTATCACAGAACACCTACAGCAAGATGGTAGGTGACTTTGTTAATGATGCCAAGCAAGTAGTAGAAGACTCACATGATTGGTCTGCACTACGGACAACTGTTGTGGTTCCTACTGTAGCAGACACTACAGAGTACAGCCTAACAAATGCTGGAGAGCGTGTAAAAGTGTACAGTGTCATCAACGACACATCTAACTTTTTTATGCGTTATGAGTCACCTAACTGGTTTAACAACGCTTACTACATCTCCGGTGAAGTCACAGGCACTCCTGACTCCTATACCTTTAGTGGTATTGACAGTAACAGTGATACTAAAGTAAGAGTGTACCCTAAGCCATCAGGTGTATTTAACATGCGCTTTGACCTGATTGCTAGAGAAGCTGAACTGTCTGGAGATGCAGACACTACAGTGTTACCTAAGAATGCTATTGTCCACAACGCTGTAGCTTTGTTGGCTAGAGAACGTGGGGAAACTGGTGGTACTACAGCACAGGATTACTTCTTGATTGCTGACAAGCACTTGTCTGATGCCGTTGCATTGGATGCTTACAAGAACCCTGAAGAATTCATTTACACGGTTCCATAATGGCTCAAGAAAGACAGAACATATACATTGCTGCTCCTGGTTTTAAGGGACTCAATACACAAGATGCTCCTGTTGCTCAGGATGCGTCCTTTGCGTCTATTGCTGAAAACATGGTAGTAGACAAGTACGGACGTATTGGCGCTAGACAGGGCTTAGATAAGCTCACAAGCAGCGCTACGCCACTAGGGTCTAGCCTCGGCATTGAGACTATCTTTGAGTTTGTAGATCAAAGCGGTGACATTGTAGTATTTTCTACTGGTAACAGTAAAGTGTTTACTGGTACAACTACATTAACTGATGTTACTCCCGGCAGCTACACAGTCAGTGCAAACAACTGGAAGATTATAAACTTTAACAATCATGCTTATTTCTTTCAACGTGGACAAGAGCCTCTTATCTACACTGATGAGTCTGGCAGTGGCGTATTAGAGAAGTTTAGTGACCATAGCCATGCTACAGGTACACCACCACAAGCCAATGAAGCTCTAGCAGCTTTTGGTCGTGTGTGGGCTGCTGACGTTACTGGTAACAAGCACACGTTGTACTGGTCTGACTTATTGTCTGGACATGCGTGGTCAGGGGGTTCTTCAGGTTCTTTAGACGTTACAACTGTATGGCCTACAGGACACGATGAGATTGTAGCCTTAGCAGAGTTTAACGACTTTTTAGTTATCTTTGGTAAGCGTAGTATTCTATTGTACTCTGGTGCAAGCTCACCATCTAGTATGGTACTAGCAGACGCTATTACAAACATTGGCTGTATTGCTAGGGATACAGTGCAGTCTACAGGCACAGACTTGATCTTCCTGTCCGACACTGGTGTACGTAGCTTAGGCAGAGTTATACAAGAGAAGTCTAATCCTATTGGTGACGTATCTAAGAATGTACGTGACGAGATGATGTTCACTGTCAACACGCAGACTAACAACATTAAGTCTGTTTACAGTCCAGAGCATTCTTTTTACCTGCTGTTCTTGCCCACAAGCTCTATTGTTTACTGTTTTGATATGCGAGGTAAACTAGAGGACGGTAGTAACCGTGTGACTACATGGCCTAGCACTAAGATTTTATGTGGTAATAGAGCAGCAGACGGTACACTGTACTTAGGGTCTGTCAAAGGTATCAATAAGTACAACGGATATTTAGATGACACTGATACCTACACAATGCGTTACTACACTAACCCGTTGTCTTTTGGTGACGCTAGTAGACTGAAGATTCTAAAAGAGATTAACTTTACAGTTATTGGTGGTCAAGGCGCACCAGTAACAGTTAACTGGGGATATAACTACACTGAAGGATACACAAAGCAAGCTGTAACTGTAGCCAACGCTAGTATCGCTGAGTACGGATTATCTGAGTACAACGTAAGCACATCAGAATACAGTGCTACAATTATTATTGACACAGCTAAAGCTAAAGCAACCGGATCTGGCAGAGTAGCCACTATTGGTTTGGACTGTACAATTAACGAAAGATCACTGTCCATACAAGAAGTAAACATTGAAGCACTTATAGGTAGATTAATCTAATGACGAACTATACGAAAACTACTGACTTTGCAGCAAAGGATTCTCTACCTTCAGGTAACGCTGCTAAGATTGTAAAAGGCTCTGAGATTGATACAGAGTTTAATAACATTGCAACTGCATCAGCAACTAAAGCAAACGCTAATGATGCTGTCTTAACTGGTACAACTACTGTTCAGACACTAGACATCTCAGGTAATGTTGATGTTGATGGTACTCTGGAAACTGACGCACTGTCCCTTAATGGAGTTACAGTAACAAGTACTGCTGCTGAACTAAATATTTTAGATGGCGTAACGTCTACCGCAGCAGAGTTAAACATCTTAGATGGTGTTACTTCTACTACTGCTGAACTTAACATCCTAGATGGTGTCACCAGCACAACAGCAGAGCTTAACATCCTAGACGGTGTCACAAGTACTGCTGCTGAGTTAAACATCTTAGACGGAGTTACAGCCACTACAGCAGAACTAAACTACGTCGATGGTGTTACATCTAATGTACAGACGCAGTTAAATACTAAAGCTCCTCTTGCTAGCCCTACGTTTACAGGCACAGTAACTGCTGCTGGATTGACTGTTAGCAACTCTAGTTTGCAAGTGAAGCTAGAGGAATTAGATGGCACAAACAATCCCAGACTTGTTACTTACTTTGACTCAAGCGGAACGCATTTGCAGCACACTTGGAGTTCTGGGGCTGATAGTTTATTTCTTGAGTATGGGGGTTCAGAAGGCTCCGGCACTAAAGCACTTGGTATTCAAGGCGGAGACATCAGCTTCTACGAAGACACAGGCACAACGCCCAAGTTGTTCTGGGATGCTTCTGCGGAGCGTTTGGGTATTGGCACTGTCTCACCATACTCTGCATTAACCGTTGACACCGCTAACGGCATTTTGAACATTGCTAACGGCAACACGTCTGGTGGAACAAAAATACAGGCGTGGGCTGCGACCCCAGCTAATGGCTATTTAGCCATTGAAGGCTACGACAAGGAGTATTTGCGAGTAGATGCGTCAGGCAACTTGCTGATTAACCGCACTTCAACTTCATACTCTGGTGTTGATCTACACGTTGGTGATACGTCAGACAGCCAGAATGGGATACAGATTCAAACTTCGACTACTGGCTATGGCTATGTTCTGTTTGGTGACGGCACAGGCGCGGATGCTTACAGGGGACAAATCACTTATAAGCAAGGTGATGATTATATGTCCATGCATACTGCTGGCGGCGAGCGTATGCGTATTGATGCGTCAGGCAATGTTGGTATTGGCAATACGAATCCTAGTG